AAATCATGGAAAATAAGTAGGTGATTAAGTTTCACCGAAGACCGTGAAAGGTGGCTACAATCTAAAGACGTAGCTTGAATTAGACGAGATTTCTAATAGGTCATAAATTCGTTGTTTGGATACGTGGCAGAGTGGACTATAGCATTTGCTTGGAAAGCAAAAGGTCGCCGACTGGCGGCCCGGAGGTTCGAATCCTCCCGTATCCGCCATTTTATGTTTGATTGGTTAAAACAATTGTTTTCAAAGAAACAAGAAACTGATAAAGTAACAGTTCATTTTGTTTTGCCAAATGGCAAAAAATTTGACATTGTTGCTTTAAAAGCACAGATGGATAAGGATGCTTCCTGTCCCATTCATAAAGATTATACAGGCGTAATAGCACCCACAAATAATTGTAATATTTGTTGGGAATATCACAGTAAAAAACATCGTTGGAGTAAATAAATTTGACGCCGAGGTTCGTCATTCAAATAACCGGCCGCCGTATCAACGGATTCAACGCCTTGCTTAATCAGAGGCGTTCTTTGGATAGTAGGTAAATGTTGGTTTGTTACACTTGTTTCGAAAACAAGGCCGTGCGAAAGCCGGCGGGGGTTCAATTCCCTCACTATCCGCCACTTTATAATTTCCTTGACTTCCTTCTACAAACGTGGTAATCTTCTACGATGAACATTTCACGTATTCAAATTGTCCTAACACATACAATGGATTATGTTGTAATTCACACCGATTTACCTTGTCCATTACCATCAGCCGCTCTTCCTTCACAAGAACCTTTAGCATTGATGTTTCATGCGCCAAAAGATGGTGGAAAAGAATATGTTAGACGTGTATTTGGGGTTGAGCCAGAGATAGTAAATGGAAGATTTTAATGAACGAATCCATACTTTTAAAATAAGTTGATTCTTTTCAATACTCTGTTATTATCGCCACATATGATTGACAAAGCAAATTTAAGTGATGCAGAAATTCAAGAGAACTATCAAGAGTTTCTAAAGTTCGTCGGTGACGTGTTCAAGGGCGAAAGAAAAACAAAACTTCTCAAGATGTATTCTGATGATGATGGTTCTTTGGGATTGTCATTGGCAACGGCGCCAGCGGCAATGTGTGAACATTATCATTTGTGTCATCCAGGTGGATATCTCCAACATATTATGAACGTCATTAAAATGTCGTTCGCCTCAAAGAAACTTTTTGAACTTGCCGGTTGTAACATTGACTTCACAGATGAACAAATGGTCTTCGCTGCTATGCATCACGATTTAGGTAAGTTGGGCGACCCTGAATTTGGTGAATATTATGCTCCACAAGACCAAGATTGGAAGTATAAGAAAGGCGAGTTTTATAAACAAAATCCAAATCTTCCATATATGGAAGTGACCGACAGAGCAATTTACCTTCTACAAAAGTATGGTGTTGTTTATGATTGGAAAGAATATCTTGGTATTAAACTTGCCGACGGTTTGTTTAATGAAGGAACTGAAAAGTATCTTAAACAATATAACCAAGATTTATATTTGAAGACAAATTTACCAAGAATTATTCACTCTGCTGATTATGCTGCTTGTCGTGGTGAATATGACAAGTGGTTCTTTGGAAAAACAGAAGAACGCCTCTAAAAATTCCATCAATAAAAAATTTCGATTTTCGGAAATATTCTGAAAGTCGAATTTTTCTGCGCAGAAGTTGCCCTTGGATGCGGATTAGGCATCGTAGATGAAACTTTATGTTATCAAAACGACTTAATCCGCTCGTTTCCATAGGAGTATATAAATATGTTTTATAAATACCAAAATGTAATTGACTTTTGATAAAGGTATGACATAATATGAGTATGAAAGTTTATTTATGTGGACCAATAAATGGGTGTACCGATGAAGAATGTAAAAATTGGAGAGAATATGCTAAAACCGTTTTGTCTGATACATTAGACCCAATGCGTCGTGATTATCGTGGAAGAGAATTAGAATGTGTAAACGAAATCGTTGAAAAAGACAAACTTGACATAATGGAATGTGATGTTCTTTTAGTAAATTATGATAAACCGAGCGTTGGAACCAGTATGGAAATTTTATTTGCGTGGGAACAACACATACCGGTAATTGTTGTATCTAAAAAAGATGTAAAATTATCGCCTTGGTTAATTTATCATTCAAATACAATAGTTAATACCTTTGAGGAAGCATTCAAATTATGCCAGTAATAAAGGATGATACAACATTGTTGATTAGGTGTGAATGTCATTATCATGTTCTCGAAGTAACATATGATGAATATGAAACCACACCAAATTTCAATATCTCTGTATGGAATCAGTCGCCTTCACCAATTAATTTTTGGGATAGATTGAAAATGATTTGGAGATTGCTTCGTTTCAAAAATCTTGAAGGTGGAGACGTTATTATTGACAAAAATGATGCTAAAAATTTGATAAATTTCCTAACAAAAAACTTAGGAGAAAAGAAACATGGCAAACAAAAAAGCAACAAAACGGACACAACCAGACGCAGTTCCTAATCTGGAAGTTCCCATTAACGAATTGGTGGAACAAGAAACTTGGACACCCGGTCAGGCAGCCACACGATATGTGGTTGTTCGTGGTGGATTGAGAGTTTCAGACAAAGATTACTCAAAACCTGACGAAGACAGAGCATTAGCAGAGGCGGCCTTCTGGCAGAAGGTTGTTAAACGTTGGCCAGATGGAACGAAAGTGGAAATCGTTCAGTTTGACAAGAAAAAACACCGTATTTGGTAACTTATGAATACAGCAAAAGCCGAACAAGTTCGAGCCGTCGTTAATTCCTCAAGTTCGTTTGAGGAAAAGAAAGCGGCTGTAAAAGAAATCATGAAGTATGGCAATACTCCAATTATCTACGCACCACATAAGCGTGCCTTGAAGCCGGCGCCCGAGCCTGGCCTTTCAACACTGATTGAGAACGCCATGTCACAACAGGAAGTCAAGAACCTCTTAAAGAAGGGCCAACTTGATTATAAAAAGGCAAGTGCCAAAACACTCCGTAAATGGCAGAAAATTGCCGATAAGAGAATCGCAGAATTGAGTAAGTAAAATACTCATACAAGTTCATACGTAAACGTGGCAGAGAAATCTGCCACGTTTTTTCTTTTTGTATTTGTTTGGTTGTATTTATTGTCAGACTTATGGCAGCAAAACAGGATACAAAAGGCACCCCGCCATTATACGTTCTTCCGTCCGATAACAAGGACTTACAATCTTTTTCTCAAAAATTCAAGGTTGATATGATGGAACAGATAGTTGGTATCATAGAATTCGCCGTCGAGAATGACCTGCCACTCATTGAAGTATTTCAGTTCAAGAACTCTGATTTCGTAATTACACTTTCAGAGAAAGATTATTTGACTAATCTCGAAAACATATATTCATACTACATGAAAAATGAAAAGTATGAACACTGTTCAAGAGTAGTTAAGTTACAAAAAACCCTCAAGGAAAAGTCCGTAATACCTACTGATGAAAACAAAACGCATCGACCAAAATAAAGTTCAGGACACCAGCCCTAGTATTCCACAACGTAATAAAATCAAAAATCAATTATCAATTCGTAAAAGAGAATTAAATGATAAGCAAAAGCAATTCTTAGAAGTTGCTATGGACAAAAATACAAAAATCGTATTTGTCCAAGGCCCAGCGGGAACATCAAAAACATACATGGCAGTCTATTCTGCTCTTCAACTCTTAAATGAGAGAAGAATGAGCGACATTATTTATATTCGTTCAGCAGTGGAATCTTCCGAATCCAAACTTGGTTTCTTGCCAGGTGAAGCCGATGAGAAAATGGCACCATATTTAGCCCCATTGGTTGATAAATTGATGGAATTACTTCCAATCCAAGACGTTGAAGCATTAAAAAAAGATGAAAGAATTTCATCTGTTCCAGTAGGATTCTTGAGAGGATTGAACTGGAATGCCAAAGTAATTATCACAGATGAAGCTCAAAACATGACCGTAAAGGAGTTGTTTACGTTAATTACCAGAACTGGTGAATTCAGTAAGGTATTTATCTTAGGCGACCCAGACCAATCAGATATTAATGGTAAAAGTGGTTTTATGAAAATGATATCATATTTTGACGATGATGAATCAAGGGCCAATGGAATCCATGTGTTTAAATTCACGGAAGATGACATTGTGAGAAGTGCCTTGGTCAAGTTCATCATTAAAAAAGTCAAGAAAACCATCTAATCATCTATTTATAGGTTATAACAATTTATGGCTAACGAACGAGTATCGCAACTACAAGACCTTCTTGCGTCGGCGACAGAGCCCAATGACTTACTTTTGGTGACAGATGTAAGTCAGAAGGAATCTAAACGCATGGAAATAGGTCAATTACTTGACTACATTCAAAGTAGTGGGAGTTTCTTTGCTTATCACGCTACCACGGCTGATACTGCGGCTTATGTTAAATCTACAAATGTGGATGGTATCGTTGCTGAAGCAACATTATCTACACAATCGTTGTCGTCAAGTGTGTCTGATTATGCTATATCAAGTTCTTATTCCTTACATTCCGACACTGCTTCATATACCATTTTCAGTTCTGTCAATGTAGCAAATGCCGATACTGCTTCTTTTTTACAGTATTCAGGAGCACCAAATGGAACCGCTTCATACGCAATTTTATCAAATGCATCAAATGTAGCAACGGTTGCTTCAAATCTTTTGTATAGTGGAGTTCCAAATGGAACGTCATCGTATTCTATTAGCGCATCGGCGGTAATAAATTGTTCACATTCAACCACCGCATCATATTCAAATGTAACAAGTATGGCGGTGACATCATCATACTCAATTGTTTCAGACAATACAGTTCAATCTATTTCATCAAGTTATGCTGACCAAGCGGCTCATGCTGACACAGCTAGTTATATTTCTAATACTTTTTATGGGCCAAAATTTATTACTCCAATAACCATTGTTAGCACCACCGCCGCAGTTCCTTGGACAAAGTATAATTGTCCAGTTCAACATATTCCAATCGGAACTAGAGCTGTAATAGTAGATGCTTCAGCCGCAAATGGTGGAGTGAATGTTTCATCGTGGGTTCAAACATCCCCAGATAGTAGTAGCGTAGTAAGCGGTATCTATTACTTCGTCATTGGATTTCAAACCGGTGGTGGTGGCGATGCTTGTAATTTTGCAGGACAAGCCGCGACACCTTGCACATCGTCCACAGCAAATAGTAGTTCATTTTATTACAAAATTGGGCCGTGGGGAAGTGATGGCGGATGTTTAGTTCGTCTGATAGGATATTAT